AGTACCAATGGTGCAGAAGCACCAACCAAAGCAAGGCTAAAGACCCCAACAAACTGAGGAGCAGACGGAATGTATTGGTCTTTCCACTCAACTGCTTCATACAAGGTCACACATTCACTCCCATCTTGCCCTCTTTCATGTCCAATAACACGTTCTAACTTTTTATCGTTACGAAAGTCTCCTATTCTCTGGTCATTTTTACCAGGACAGGGAGGGAAATCTGGTGGGGGAGGGTCAGGTGGTGGAGGAATCTTTGGCTGCTCTGTCTCTGGCAAGGGCGGTGGTTCATTATTGATAGGTGCTTCTTCTGTAATAACAAGATTCTCAGGAGAATAATCAAGAGGAATAAAACTAGGGAACGGAAAGTCGCACGTTGTATATACACCATTTGGATCTTCCAGTAATAAATTACGATTACCAGTATTTTTTATATCACGATGTTGATAGGTACAACCAGGAACATCAATATCAGGTGGCTTTGCTATTTGTAAATAATGAGGATTATAAGGCTCTGGTATGTTTGGAATATAAATATCTGGAATACTTATCTCAGGTATCTCCATCTTCTACATTTCCTATAGAAATAGACCAGCCATCTTCTCCAAATTTACCAGTTTCTATAATTTTAGGTTTTTCTATCTTTTTATCTAATTTTTCGTGATACTTTTTTATGTCATTATCTAGCTCTAAATTGAATTTCTGCATACGCATCCAATGAATTAATTTATCTATATAATATTTGACTAGCTTTTTTATAAATCCAAATATCATTTTGCTAAATAAACTTCTACATAAGAATTACATTTAGGACAGGATAGATTAGTTACCATAGAATATTCTTCTGCAAGAACAGGTTGGAAATCTTCATCAACACTATGATCTCCACCCCAGATCAATTCAGTTTTACAATGCCAACAATTCATAGTTTTGGGATCGTAGGTATAGATGTTCCTGTTGTTTTGGGCATTGCATTGTCTAATACTTTTGGCATCATTCCAGAAACATTTTCAAGAATTTCATTCATCATTTTCGATTTGAACTGTTCTGATGTGAAGTATTTATAAGCAAAGTACGTTCCACCACTCATGGAGGCTACCATTACAAATGAGACAATACTCAAAATGTTTGCGATTTTTTGAAACATGGTCAAAGAAGTTCTTAATAAAATGGTAGCACCACTTACTCTGATGGTGCTGTTGCTTCTTGTGGGGTTGATGCCTCTGTATCTGATGGCTGGTTTAATTCGGGTTCAGCTTCAAGAATCTGCTGCTCCAAAATCTTCATCGCACCGCTAACTTCATACAAAGCAATTTGTAAATTTTGCCTTTCAATAGCAAGCTGTTGTAGTTTTTCTTTAAGATTCATAATTTAGTAAAGTTTTTTACCAGCAGTTATAGCTGCATCAATAGCAGTAAAATCCTCTGATGTCCAGATAGATGTTGTACCATCAGTTTTTGTGTAAGACTTAATAATCTCAAGATGATCTGTATTTCTTTTAATCATTGCTTTCCATTCATCTTCTGATTCAAAGCCTTGCGTTCTAGTTTTCCAAGCTGAATAAGTAGCGTCTGCATTAATAACAGTTACGCTATCGCCAGCACTTGTAAAAATCTTAGCGATTTCGTCAGCAGTTAATTCATCCATAATAAAAATTAGGTTACTTTTAGTTTACCCTGCTTCGAGGGCAGTGACTTTTTCTGATAATTCTTGTATTGCTTTTACTAAAACTGGAATTAAATTACCTTGTTTTGCTTCTAATTTATCTGGATTATTGTCCATAACTAAATCGAGATATTCTGAATTTTTTTGTGCTTCTTGTAATTCCTGTGCAATGAAACCTGCTCTTACTAAACCATCATTTAAATCTGGTTCTCTTCTCTGCCATTTAAATTTGACAGGCCGTAAACTATTCAAAAATTCAAGACCAACAGGAATATCAATAATATCTGTTTTATCTCTTATATCTGATAATGAGCTAATAGATGTTTGATTACATCTTAGAGTTGAAATGTTACCATCACCCAGAGTAATTTCATTACTAGCTGAAGAACTAGAAGGGTCTGAATCGTGACCAAGACACATACTATTTGCACCTGTTGTTAAAGCATCACCTGCAAAAGCACCAAGGGCTGTATTTGCTTGTCCAGTACTGCAAGTTCTTAAAGTTTCAAATCCACAGCCTGTATTTTCACTATGAGAGCCGTTACTTAATTGTAACGAATATCTACCTATCGCAGTATTATAATTTCCTGTTGTATTTGTTTTTAAAGCACCATCACCAAAGGCAACATTTTGTATTCCTGTTGTTACAGCCAACATAGCCTCAGAACCGACAGCCGTATTTGCACTACCAGTTGTGTGTACATTTAAAGCGTGATAACCCACAGCAGTACCTTGTGTTCCAGTTGTGTTAGCTCCTAATGCAGCAGTTCCGACAGCAGTATTATTATCGGCTGTGGTATTGGCATCTAAAGCACCAATTCCCACTGCTACGTTATAGTCTCCTGTAGTATTTGAAAGTAATGCAACGTCTCCAACTGCTACATTACCAACTCCTTCAGTATTTGCTTGTAAAGATGATCTACCTAAACCTGTATTAAAAGATCCAGTAGTATTAGCTCCAAGAGCAAAATATCCAAAAGCTGAGTTGTAGTTTGCTGTTGTGTTTGCAGTTAAAGCACCATAACCAAAAGCCTGATTATAATTTCCAGTAGTATTTGCATCTAAAGCCAAAGCACCTACAGCTACTTGTTGTGTTCCAGTTGTGTTTGCTCCCAAAGCAACGTAACCCACTGCTGTATTGTTACTTGCAGTTGTGTTTAATTTTAGTGCATCTGTACCAACTCCAACATTATTAGCACCTGTAGTTGTCTCTCTTACAGCAGAATATCCAATACCTACATTATTTCCTGCTGTTGTATTACTTTCTACGGCTCTTGAGCCTAAAGCTATATTCTGAGATCCAGTTGTGTTTGCATACAATGCATCATGACCAATAGCAGTATTATTACTTGCTGTTGTGTTTAATCTTAGTGCATCTGAACCAAGAACAGTGTTTGAAGCTCCTGTTGTATTAGATAATCCTGCGTTATACCCGACAATAGTATTATCACTTGCAGTTGTATTTGCGTTACCAGAATAAGCACCAACTCCTGTATTTTTAGTTCCAGTTGTGTTTGCTTGAAAACTTCCGTAACCTATACCAGTATTATTTGACGCATCACTTGTCTTCAAAGAGTCAGTACCAACAGCAGTATTGTTGTTTTTATCTGTTATTGATTCTAAAGCGTCTTTACCAATACCAGTATTGTTTGACCCACTTGTTAAAGAAGATAAAGCTTCAAAACCGCAGGCAGTGTTATTGGAAGCACCATCCATTGATTGCAGTGATTCCGCACCAATAGCCGTATTTCTTGTTCCATTTGTGTTGGCTGTTAAAGCAAGATAACCAACTGCGGTGTTATTATTTGCCGTTGTATTAGCATCTAAAGCATTAGCACCTACCGCAGTGTTATAAAGGCCAGTTGTGTTTGATATAAGAGTGCTCGTTCCAACAGCTACATTTTCTGAACCAGTAGTATTTACCATCAACGTATTGTGACCAAGAGCAGTATTAGAATTTGCTGTAGTATTTGCTGACAGTGCGTGACGACCTAAAGCAACACATAATGAACCAGTTGTATTAGCATCTAAAGCGTTTCCACCTACTGCAATATTTTCTGATCCAGTTGTGTTTGCTGTTAATGCACTTTTTCCAACAGCAGTATTATTACTGGCTGTAGTATTAGCTGCTAAAGCGTCAGATCCTACGGCTGTATTACTTGCTCCAGTTGTATTTGCCGTTAAAGTAAAATAACCAAGACCTGTGTTGTCATTAGCCGTTGTATTAGCATCTAAAGATGCCCTACCAAGAGCTGTATTACCAGCTCCAGTTGTATTAGCTCCTAAAGAGTCATAGCCAACAGCAGTATTATTATCACCAGTAGTATTAGAATCAAGAGCTAAAGAACCAACGGCTGTATTTAATGTTCCAGTTGTGTTTGCTTTTAAAGAATCATGCCCCACGGCTGTATTATTACTAGCGGTTGTATTATTTTCTAATGCACTTCTGCCTACAGCAACATTGTCTCCTCCTGTTGAGTTTGTATATAAAGCACTAAGTCCAACTGCTGTATTGTCTGTTCCTGTTGTGTTGCCTAATGAAGCACCTTTTCCCACAGCAGTGTTTCCACTGCCAGTAGAGTTTGTTGTTAGTGCATCTTTTCCTACCGCAGTATTGTTATCAGCCGTTGTGTTAGCATCTAAAGCATTTGCACCTACGGCTACGTTAGAGGCTCCAGAAGTCAATGCTGTTAGTGCATCTTTACCAATCGCAGTATTATTTCCACCAGAAACAGAAGCATCTAAAGCTGTTTCTCCAAGAACAGTGTTACCAGCAACAGAGTTTGCACCTTTACCTACAGTTATAGAATTTATTGTTGCATCAGCACTAGAAGTTATACCACCAGTAAGTGTTCTTAGATCAATCCAGCCATCATTTGCTGAATTTCTCATTTTTAATAAACTATTACTTGTATCAGCCCATAACATATATGCAGCAGTGGTACTAGGAGCAGAACCAGAACTGTTATTTGTTAATATCGCCTGGAGTACATTGTTTAAATCAGTTCGGACATTAGCTCCAGTGGAGTTATCTATAACATAATCGTGAGTAGCCATTACCTAATCCAATTTTTTATCTAAGTATATCTTAATTCAATACTAACTACCACGCCCAAATCCCGTTGCAGCATATTTGAAATTTCTATTAACAAAACTAGAACCATTCTTTATATCAATAGTAAATCCTGTACCAGAAATACTGGACAAGGCAAAGAAATCTCCTGATTCTGCATTTTCTATAGTAATTCCAATATTAGGCAAATAAGCAGAAGTAGATCCTCCAAGAGTAGAAGTTCCTGTAAAGAAAGCGTGTTGGAACGTAACTGCTTTACTTGACGTTCCAGATGCAATTACAGTGTTAACAGTCTCAGTTCTGCTGTCAAGTTCTGCTGTATAACCTAACTGATCTACCTCGATAGATTGTGCAGGGTCATCTGAATCCATTTGGCATCTAAACCTAAATCCTCTACCAATGAATGTTCCGTTGGCAAGTGTGTTGAACTTAGTAAATCCTGCTCCGATATTACAGTTGCTACTTGATATTGTTGCACTGGATGATGCAGTGACAGTGAAAGTACTACTACTTGGCACGGATTGAACTTCAAAATATCCATCAGTTGCACCACCACTTGTAAAATCAATATCGACAAAAGTACCAATACTAAATCCATGACTAGATTTTGTTACTGTTATTGTCGTTCCTGATTGTGTATAAGTTGCTGAATCAGATGTAGCTGGATCGCTGTCAGTTGTTGCCACTAATAGTTTTGCGTTGACATCAAATGCAGTAGCACCATCAAAGTCTGTCCAAGTATCAATATTTGCAGTTCTTTTATCAATCAGATCATTAGGATAGAAACCCTGTGTAACAAAATGACGTTTCAATCTAAGTGGTTGTTTACCTCCAAGATCCAACTTGGAAGCAAAATCATAATGACCACCAGTAATATCAACAGCACCCAAGAAGTCAAAATCAGGAATAGTATCAAAATCAGTTACATCATCTAATGTTTCTAACGATCCAAGAACAAGTCCGTTTACATCATTACTAAAGAAACAATCAACTTTATCTCCAGCAAAAGGTGTCGCATCAGTATCTTCTCTATCTGCTAATACAAGTAACTTAGGTATAGGATCAGGAGTTGTTACAACAACAGAAGTTTCTCCAGAACTTAGTCTGCCACCATCATCTCTAAATTTTAAAATATATTCTCCATCTACTGCTGGTACTAATGTCTCAGATACGTTTCCTGGTAATGCAGGGATAATATCAACAGAATTAGTAAATGTTCCCGTTCCATCTGTAAGGTTACTATGGCGAACAACTACGTTTCCACCATGTGTAACATCAATATCTGTTGCTTTATCAAAACGTAGTCTTACAAATTGATCTGATACTGGTTCGACTAATAAATTTGTAACATCCTGTGGTAGTGCTGTCTTACCAACAGCTTCAAAAGTTAAGTTAGTAGAAGTCGCTGATAATTGATCTAAAACATTATATGAAAACACTTGGATCGTATAAGTTCCTTTTCTACTATTCATTATTTCAAAATCAGGTCTTGATACCTTTTCACTTATAAAGTTCTCATCTTCAAACCTGTAATTAACCTGATACTGCACAACACCGACAATGGGTTGCCAACTAATAACAATTTTTGATACGGCCTGATTATTGATAGGAAATATTCTTTCAACAGCATTTAAACCAGAAGGAGGTTCAGTAAGTGAATTTAATTTAGATACAGTTCTTGCTGTTAATGCTTCGCCATCTTCAATAAACGCATACTTACCTTCAACATAAGACAAAGCTGTGATTGAATAATTTATACCATCCTGTTCTTCTACTGTTATTACTCTAAATAATTGAGATTGAGTAGTGACGTTTGATATAAGAAAGTTTGCATTTACATTAGGAGTCTGGGAAAAAGCAGAACTTACAGTGATAGTACCACCTGAGACAGATGAGATTGCCTTACTTTCAAAAGACCCATCAGGTAAAATTACAGCTAATGTTGCATCTCCAACAGGATTGCCACTGGCATCTACAGCTAAATCAGTAGCAGAGGTATCATCTACAGTAACAACAGTTGTAGAAGTAACGGCAGATAATCTTCCACCTCTTCTTATACCTGCTCTTACTGGATCTTGGATCTCAATAATTGCACCTGGTCTTACAACTACACCAGAATCAATAGAAGTATTAAAAGCAACAACTTCTGATTCGTTCTGTTCTGCAAATAATATTGCTTTACCTAATCTTCTGGCTTGACCTCTTGAAGTACAAGCAAATGCTTTTACTTGTTTTACAACAGTACCTATTTTAGATATTGCTGTTGCATCTTCTACTACTTCAAAATCTACTTCCTGACTATCCATGTTGAAGTAAGACACCGATACAACACTATGCCTTGTTTTTAAACTACTGCCAGAGTAATTAAAACCTTCCTCAGTAACATTAGATAAATTAAATAAATAACTAGGATCTGTAGGTTTATCTTGTGTAATCGTTATTGTTCCAGCAGACCATATAGGCATACATCTCATCACACCAGCTAAGTCATTTATTAGCTCAAATGCTTCTTTTGGACTTTGTATATTTACATTACAACTAAATCTAGCTTCCTGTCCTCCAGCACCATCATCTACAAGAGTATTGGCAAACTTACTGGCATTTACAAAACTAAAAAGATCAAGAGAACTATCTGTTATATGATCTCCAAATCCATATCTACTTGTTGTTAAAAGGTCAAGTAACACCATTGCAGGGCATGAAGTCCATACAGCAGCACCCATCACACCATTAAAAATATAGCCATCAGGATAAATAATACGACCAGTTGTACTATCAACAGTAGGAGTACCAGAACTGGATGCACCTGCTCCTGGAATCCTAACCTTGATACCTCTGATTCTAAATTTACGAGCAGGAATAGAACTAAACTGCATTGAATCTAGTCTTATCGAACTATATGCACTGTTTAAATATGTTGAAGCATCATCAATAATCTCTCCAAAACTTGTCCACTGAAAACTGTCTCTTAAATTAGTATCTGTACTGTCTGCTGTGACCCTACTGACTCTTATATCAACAGGGAACGATCCAGTAATATTTACACGATAATCTTTTTGGTACGCATCTCCACTTCTACCTCTGATAGTGTCAGTAATAAGATCAGTAAAACCACCAGAATTATATTGAACAGCTATTTTTAGCTGAACAGAAGAACCTAATAAATCTCCAGCATCAGTAGCCTTTTGTAATTGTGGAAATGTAACTGATACTTTTACTGCATCAACATTAGTATTTGTTATCTGACGAGTCACGGGAGTACTTGCGGTAACTGTAACTCCAACAGAAGTTGTCGATACACTACTTTCAATTCCAGCTATTTTTGTCTGATCTCCAGTACCAAATCGAGGAGTAAACTTTACATCTTGAAAATTAAAATCAACAGTTTGGGGATCTGTAGAATCTGCTGAAGCTCTTAATACTGGAGTGTCATTAAGAAAAACATCTTTTAATGCAGCGTTATTATATGCAGTTGTACCTTTAGTTCTTCCTTCTTTTGATGCTGTTGCAAAACCCTCTATTTCCCCTTCTGAAACAAGATCAAGAAAAGTTGCAAACTGTCTACTATGAAGAGTATCAGGTTCTCTAGTTGGTTGAGGGGGAGGTGGAGCAGGTCTGCTACCGCCACCACCAGAACCTTTGATTGGATGTTTTTCTTCAATCATGCTTGTACCTGCTCAGTATCTACAGAACCACTAATAACAACTGATCCTGTAAATATTTCTCCGTAAACTAAAGGAACAGGAGTTCCTGCTCTTCCTGTCTGTTGTGTTCCACCAAAACTAAATGATAATCTAGGATTTTCTTCTGATTCAAAATCAGGCGGTTTAGGAACAGGAAAAAGCATTTCGCTAACACCTGATAGAACTAAATATGCTCCAACATAAGCTATTGATTTATTCAAAAATGCACTACCTAAAACACTATTTTGAAATGTAATACCTTGTGTAGCATTAAAAGTTGCGAAACCACCAGTTAAAGCCACAAGTCCTATTAATGCTGCTCCTAATAATATTTTTCCAACACCTCTACCAGCACCAGCTATAACAGGGATAAAATGTATATCTTTCTGTCCAATAGGATAAGCTAACTCTGATTCATCTACTGCATAATTACCAACTTTTACCTGATAATGTTTTGGACTCATATATTTTTCTACACCTTCAAAATTATTTATCAAAAAACT